GAAGGCGAAAAGTTTATCAGGGATTATCCCGATCCCGCAGATCACCGCAGAAAAATGCTGGCGCTGACCACTAAAGGGTCTGCCTTTTGCCAGCGCATAGAGAAAGCAATCGACAATGGCGTATCAAAATAAAAACGGCACGTTCACGACTAAGCGCATCGTCTGCCCTGTGGCTGGTAAGGGGATCACCAAAACATTCCCTACTGTGGACGCGGCGCAAGATTTTGAGCAGCGAGCAGATGAAGCCAAGCGCGACGGTGTTGCGCTAGCGACCCTCGCGGACACGGTACTCGAAGACCGCACACTCTACGCAGTCACTCGCCGGATGCTCCGCGAGTATTACGCATTCAAGACCCCGGCGACGTATGCCACGGCGCTGGGTCACCTCAACCGCATGTGCGATCTTTTGGGTGGACAGTCCCTCATAGGGGACGTTCTAGATACGAGGGTTATCACGCGGCTGATCGAGGGGGTCAACGAGCGCGGCCAATCGGTTTCGTACATGAATCATTTTCTCCAGTATTTCCGCCGGATGAGCGCATCGTGTCTGCGCTGGGGCTACATCAGTAAAGAGGTAGAGGTGCCGCCATCGTTCAAGCGTGAGCGCACACGTTTCGAATGGTGTACGATGGATGAAATCGAGCAACTGCTGCAGCATATGCCAAAGCGCTACCACCCCACGGTTCGCTTCATCAACTCCACGGGGCTACGCCGGGGCGAAGCCATGTCGATCACACCTGAGGATATTCAGGATGGCCGTGTGCGGGTGTTGGGCAAGGGAATGAAGCTACGCTACGTCCCGCTCTCATCCACCGCCATAGACGCCCTGCACGACCAAGAGATGGTAAACGTGCGCATACCCGGCCAGCCGATCTTCCGCCTACCTTACAATTCACTGTGTTACGCCCTGCAAGTTGCTGGTTTGCGCATCGGTAAAAAGGTGGTGCCTCACACCCTGCGCCACTCCTTTGCGTCACGCCTCGCCCAGAAAGGTATGGATATCGTCAAGATACAAGAGCTGATGGGCCACGCAGACATCACGCAGACCCGTCGATATATGCACCTCGCTCCAGACTGGATGAAGGGTGTTCACAACATGTTGGACTGATGTTCTCCATTCGTGAAATGACGAATATTCGTAGCGACTCGATTGGTGGGTCGCTGTAACCTACTGATAAATAGAAACTTTTGCGTTAGTCAGGCGATGAAAAATAAGCTTGACTAGTTACCAAAACTGTCCTGCTAGCAGGTAAACCCCGGTAACGACCGCAAAGTTTCTTTTAGTTTCAACGCGATGATTGCATTCGGTGCATTACTTGTTCCGTGATCATCCCGCTAAAAGGACCAACGGCATGAACATCTTTTATACCCATCACCTCCCCTCTGAGTGCGCACGCGACCACTGCGACAAGCACGTTGTAAAAATGATTATTGAGTACGCACAGCTACTCTCCACAGCGCACCACGTACTCGATGGGGACAGCGCCCGTGATGGCATCTACCGGCTGACCCACAAGAACCACCCCAGCGCTGTCTGGGTGCGCCAGTCAGTTGAACATTACGGCTTCGTTCGTGATCTACTCTTTCGCCTTGGCGGTGAATATTACCATCGCTACGGCAAGAACCATAAGACCATCCGCGAAGTCCTCCCGGCGCTGATCCTGCCGCCCAAAGGGATGCCCATGGATGGCGGCTGGACCCCACCCCCTCAGTGTATGCCGGATGAATACAAGACGCAGGCCACTGAGGTCGCCTACCAGCGCTACATCCGCAACGTCAAAGGCCACTTCTGCAAGTGGACCAAGCGCGTCCCACCAAGCTGGTTCTATTAATTTCCGGTGATACGCCGAGTTTCGTTTTCAGTTACCTATTGGAGCCTACCCATGACCCAGCTAGATATCGCAAAGATTAAAGATCACTACGCCTATACTAAAGCCGTTGAGACCTACGGTCAGGAACTCATGGACCGACAGGTGGCGCTGGAGCGCTGGAGCGGTGAGGTCGGAGAAGATAAGTTCACTCGCAACGCTGAACGAATGCAAGCGGACGGACACTTCCACGAGAACCGCGCCGGGGTGGCTGTAGTCAACGCCCTCTTCGAACCCTATCGTGACTTGATCAGGGAAAACCTTGATTACAAGGGACGTGGTGCGCGAGCAGCATGGAAGAACCTGTTAGATGGTACGGGCCACCTCGACGCCTCAGACATCGCCATCATTGCCCTCAACACAGTTTTTGGTTTGATTGCGCGGACTGGCAAGGCACAGGATCAGCAGACCATCGGTCGTAAAATCATGGATAACCTGAAGACCGAGATTATCTCCCGAGAGTTCGCCGCGCGTGATACGCAGGGTATCAAACAATTGATGCACCATGCGCAGCGGCGGCAGGATAATATCCGCGCACTAAAGCGGGACGTTCGCGCTCAGGCTCGCACTCGTAACTTGATGACTGAGCCAGATGGCTGGGAAAAATCAGGTAACGTAATGACGGCAGGAGTAGCCCTGATCCACCTGTTGGACCAAGCCGCCCCCAACTCCATCGACATCAGCGACGGTGCTTATGAGTCGAAGAACAGACGCCACGTAACCGTAACGATCCACGCCGATTTGCAGCAACAGATTGACGACGGCATCATGAAGATTGGTGCCGACATGTTCGCGGCTATGCCCCTGCTGGTGCCACCCATGGATTGGGGCAAGGACAACCTTGCGATGGGCGGGTACTACACCACCTATATTCGCAATTTTGCGATGGTTAAGAAATCCCGCAAGCTTTACTCAATCGAAATACAGAACACCCGTGGCGTGGAGAATGTATCCGCAGCCCTTAACGCCATGCAGCGCACTGGGTGGAAGATCAACACCAAGGTACTCGACACCATGCAGTGGCTGTTTGACCGCAAGGCTGATCTGGTCCCCGGCTTCGTCCGCGCTGACCCGCCCGTGAAGCCAGCCTTCACCCCTGAGGAGTGGGAGGCCGACAAGAAGGCCTGCAAAACTGTCCTGTACCAGTACAACGAGCAGGAACGTGCTGACCGCTCGACCCGGCTGCAAACACTCACGCTGCTAGAGGTTGCCAACAAGTTCCGCGATGAAAATCGTATCTACTTTTGTTGGGACATGGACAGCCGTGGCCGTGCCTACCCAATCACCTCCTCCCTGTCCCCTCAGGGTAGCGATTGGAATAAGCATTTACTGCAATTTGCGCAGGGTCAGGTGATTAAGAAGGATTCCGATATGGACGGCATAAGGTTCGTTGCTGCTAACGCTATGGGCCACGATAAGTTGCCCATCAACGACCGCATCCAGTGGACCCGAGACAACATCGATGAGCTGGTGGCCGTAGGCCGTGACCCTCAAGGTCAACTACTGTGGACCGATGCCGATAGCCCTGCCTGTTTTCTTGCAGCCTGTATTGAGCTAGCCGAGTATGCCGATCAAGGTTTTGGTTACGTCTCCCGCATGCCTGTCTCCCGCATGCCTGTGGCTGTAGATGCCACCTGTAGCGGCCTGCAGGTACTCTCTGCGGTGTCCCGTGATGAGGTGGGTGGCAAGATGGTAAATCTCACTGACAGCCCTGAGCGGCACGACATCTACGGTGCTGTGGCTAATGGTCCATTCAAGTCCCGTCTGGAGGCTGTCGCCAAGGGTGATCTGGGGGATTACGCTGACTACGAGCAGGCCCAAGATTTTGCCCGTGCTGCACTGGAGTATGGGTTCGACCGCAGCCTGCTGAAGCGTGTGGTCATGACTGTACCCTATGCGGCCAAAGAGGATAGCTGCCGCAAGTACGTTCGCGAATACTACTACGACCGCAAAAGGATCGAGGGATCACCGCACGAAAACTTTTCCCGGTTCACCATCTTCGTCGCCAAGTTAGTGTGGGACTCGATCCCTGAGGTTGTCGTTAAGGGCTTGGAAATCATGAAGTGGCTGCAGGATGTATCCTGTGCGGCAGTAAAGGCTAATCCCAACTCTCCCCTGCAGTGGGAAACTGCGGATGGCTTTGTCGGGCGCACCAATCGGCCAAAGGAAAGCACGATTAAGCCAACTGTGTGGATTTACGATTATTCCCAGCGCAAGGCGGCGAACGCTGAAGCTGCCGCTAAACGTGTTGATCTAACCACCCGCCAGTGGCTCGATCAGGAAGACGTTCGCCAACATCGAAATTCGTGCGCCCCAAACTGGGTCCACGCACAGGACAGCACACACCTCCGTATGGTCGTGCGTCGTTGGTCTAAAATAGTCCTGCTACGGGGACAGTCCCCCGAATTTTCGATGATCCACGATAGTTTCGCTGTGGGTACGCGGGACTTCCGCGAGTTCTCTGCGGTGATCCGCGAAGAGTTCGTGAGGCTTTACGAAAACAACGACCCTCTGGGTGAGTACGAACTGTGTATGCGAGAGATTGCTGGACCCGATGTTGTTTTCCCTCCCCGCCCAACAATGGGCAACTTGGATATCCGCGAGACGCTGCAGTCTGAGTTTTTCTTTTCCTAAATCATTCCTGCTAGCGTGATTACCACGCCTTATTTATTTCCGGTAATACGCCAACCCTAACCAAAGGATTTAACATTATGGCAAAAGCACCTCGCCTCAACATCCGGGGCATTGCTGTCTTCCCCTCTCTAAACAAACCCGATTTTAAATTCGCGACAGAGCTGGGACTTTATAAAGCTGATGTTCGTCTTAGTCTGGAGGACGCCAAACCACACATGGAGCGGCTGTCCAAACTCTACAAAGAGTGGACTGGCAACGATCTAAAGCCAACGAAAACTAACCTCTGGAAATTCGAGGAGGACTCGGAAGGCGAACGAACTGGGCAGGTCGTTTTCATGTGTAAGGTGAAAAACGTCCGTACCAAAAAAGGTGAGGTCTGGGACCGTAAGCCGAAACAGTACGACACCCAAAACAATGTCATCAATGAGCAAGTATGGGGTGGTACTGAGTACATCGTCGGCGCAGAGGTCTACCAGTGGACCGCTGGGGTAGATAAAGGCATCTCGCTACAGCCGGTGGCCGTCCAGATCATCGACCTCGTAGGTCCGTCTGAGGATGCTGATGGCGGCTTCGATGCTGTGGATGATGGGTATGTTGGAGGCTTTAATGCCGACCACGCTACCAATGAGCCAGAAGCAGCCACGGCTGGTGACGCTGACGACGATAATACGGACTTCTAGCGTGGCCGTACCCAAAAAAGCTTATAAGCATGCGCGAGACAGACGCGGCAGGGCTGAAGGGTATCGCTCAGGTTTGGAACTAGACATCGCCCTCGGCTTAACGGCCTTGGGCGTTTCGTTTTCCTACGAAGAAATCAAGCTGCGCTACACCCCTCCCACCAAGGAGCGAACCTACACCCCTGACTTCATCATCACGACCCGTTCAGGCAAGCAAATTATCGTGGAATCCAAGGGGCGCTTTCAGACTGTAGACAGGCAGAAGCACCTTCACGTTCGCGCCTCTAACCCTGAGGTTGAAATTCGATTCATATTCAACAACCCAAACACCCGCATCTCGAAACAGAGCAAAACTACTTACGCCATGTGGTGTCAGCGGAACGGATTTCTGTACGCCAAGTTTCATAAAGATGAGCCTGTGCCGAGAGAGTGGCTGGAGGAATGATTTATTTACGGTGATACGCCAAGCAAAACTTTTCTCAAGCGGTGGACCCTCGAACGGGAAGCGACGGATGCCATCATCATCCACTCCCGACTAGCCCCCAACAACCCCCTCGAAATGGACCGCTGGTTTCGCCGTAAAGGTTATCTGCAGTGTGGTTTCCACTACTGTGTGACCCGCAGCGGCATCACCGAGACACGCGATCACCAAACTGTAGGCGCTCACCTTGGTCAATACGACGAGACCTCGGTGGGCGTTGGCATTTTGGGTTGGGATGGCAAGCACCCGGACACTCTTGATCCACTCGCAAAGGCAAACTTCCTGACCCTCATGGAAATGATGGCGCGGGAGTACCCCCACGCGACCATTCATTCTGCCCCCGAATTCCTAGCTACGACGGGGGGATATGAACCCCTAATCGAATTGGCTACGGAGGCGAATGAGCATGTCAGAAAGTCATGAAGAATCACACTTCATCTATCATGAGGCTTGTGGAGATTGCGGATCGTCTGATGCCCTAGCGGTATATTCGGATGGAGGCACAACGTGCTTTTCCTGTGGAAAGACCCGCAAGCAGGACGGACCCATTGAACGGAAGGAGAGTAAGCAAGTGACCAACAAAGAATTTCTCACAGGCGAGTTTCGCTCGCTCCCCTCCCGTAAAATCACAGAGGATACCTGCCGCAAGTTTGGCTATTTTTGCACCACATCCGGTGAGCCTCTGCAGGTTGCCTCGTATCGTAAAGATGGAGACATCGTAGCTCAGAAGGTACGAGGAAAAGACAAACAGTTCCGCTCCATCGGCAACCCCAACCACGCTGGCTTTTATGGGCAGCAGTTGTTCCGCGAAGGTGGGAAGATGTTGGTGATAACCGAAGGCGAGATCGATGCCCTGTCTGCGTATCAGGCAATGGGCAGTCGGTGGCCCTGTGTGTCCCTCCCAAGCGGCGCTCAAGGTGCCGCCAAGGTGATCCAACAGGAACTCACTTGGCTCGAAAGTTTTGAGAAAATCGTGTTGGCCTTCGACATGGACGATGCTGGCCGTGCTGCTGTGCAGACCGTGGCCCCTCTACTCGAACCCGGCAAGGTGTTCGTCGCTGACCTCCCGTCGAAGGATTCCAACGAGGCCATCGTCAACGGCAAGGCCAAAGAGCTGGTCCAGTGCTTCTGGGATGCCCACCCTTACCGACCTGATGGCGTCATCGATGCTGCTGATCTGTGGGATGAGGTGACCAAAGTAGAGAACTTTGAGACCATCCCGTACCCATGGGAAGGCCTCAACACTCTTACCTATGGCATGCGCAAAGGTGAACTCGTTACCATCACCTCTGGTTCAGGCATGGGCAAGTCTCAGGTTACCCGCGAGATCATGTACCACCTGCTGAGTAACGGCGAGAAGGTCGGCGGTCTGTTCCTAGAAGAGAGCGTCAAGCGTACCGCGCTGGGCCTTATGGGGACGCACTGTAACCTGCCGCTGCATATCCACGGTACTGAAGTAGACGATGAGACCAAGCGTGAAGCCTTCGACGCCACCTGTGGAAACGGACGGCTGATGCTCTACGACCACTTCGGTTCGTCCGACGTGGACAACATCATCGACAAGATCAAGTTCATGGCCTCCAACGGCTGCGGCTGGATAGTGTTAGATCACGTTTCGCTTGTGGTTTCAGGCACAGAGACGAATGACGAACGCAAATTAATCGACCTTTTGATGACCCGACTTCGAACGGTCGTGTCTAGGTTCGACATCGGCATGATCGTTGTTTCCCACCTCAAGCGCCCTGACGGTATCGCCCATGAAAACGGCGGCATGGTCACACTAGCGCAACTGCGTGGCTCTGCTGCCATCGCCCAGCTCAGTGACATGTGCCTCGGACTTGAGCGTGACCAGCAAGCGGAAGACCCCGCTGAACGGCACCGCACCAAGGTCCGCGTATTAAAAAATAGGTACGCGGGATTGACGGGCGTGACCTGCCAACTGACCTACGACCCCACCACCGGGCGTCTCTCGGAATTTATTTCCGGTGATACGCCTACCGAAACCAAATCGTTTGATGATCCGTCGAACGACGACTTCTAGAGGAAGCAAAATTATGACACCCGAAACATCCCGACTGCTGAAGTACCTCCGCAAACAAGGCTCAGTATCCTCTCGCGAGGGCATGCTTGACCTTAACATCGGCTCAACGACTAAGGCAGTGCATCGCCTTCGAGTAGCTGGCTTCGACGTACAGACCCACGCTCGGACACACCCTGTAACGGGGCAGTCATACGCTCGTTACTATTTGATCGAGAAATGAGGAGCGAAACAAAATGAACTACAACTACCAAAGCGACGATATGGACGCGCTCCGTGTCACCTTCTTCAGTATGCTGGAGGACATCAACGATCTCCGCCAGAGCCTCAGCGACGCCGACGACGCCAACTTGGAACTCTACGATGAGGCCAACGAGCTTGAAGCTGAGTTGGACCGCCTTCGGGAGATGTACGACCAAGACATGTTCGATGCGGCTGAGGATTACGTGGAGTTAGAGCGCTCCTACAACCAACTCGCAGACAAATACATCGATCTGCACGATTGGATTCACGACGAAGACTTCGTGGATATCCTATTCCAAAAATAGTCCCTCTAGCGCAACTAACCCAGCGAGGTAACAATGCACTCATACATCTTCGATATCGAAACCCGTGGCTTTCTGGACGGATTATCTAACCCAGACGACCTGTTCATCATCACCGCTATCAACCTCGATACCGGGGAACGTCTCGCCGCTCGACCACATGAGTGTGAGGCGCTGGCCCGTGAATTGTATGGGGCAAAGTCCCTCATTGGACACAACATCTTCGGCTTCGACCTCCCAGCCCTCCAGAAATGTTTGGGCTGGTGGGATCGACTAGAAGACCCCCGTGACGTGGACACCATGATCAACACCCGTTTGATCTGGAGCCACCTCAAGGAGCTAGACTTTGCACGTCTTGAGGGAAACCCGGACTACATCCCAAAGAACCTCATTGGTTCGCACTCACTGAAAGCTTGGGGTCTCCGCATTGGGGAACACAAAGACGAATACTCAGGTCGCTTCGATGAGTTTTCTGAGGAAATGTTTTCGTATGCCCAACAGGACGTAGAAACCACCTTGGCCCTGCACGAACACTGCATGGCGCAGAAGTATTCCGCATCAGCGTTAGACTTGGAGCAGTCCGTTGCCCGTCTTATGGCGAGGCAAGAGAGGACTGGCTTTTGTTTCGACGAACAATCCGCCGAAAAACTGTTGCGTGACTTAATGGCTGAACAAGCCGAAGTCCGTGAACGCCTCCAAGCCGCCTTCCCCCCGTGGGAAATCAAGACGCCCTTCCTGCCTAAGGCGAACAACAAAACCCGTGGCTACGTCAAGGGTGAGTGGACGTACAAGACAAAGGAAGCCGTCTTCAATCCGTCCAGCCGTGACCATATCGCAGATCGCCTTATGACCCTGCACGGCTGGAAGCCCAAGGAGATGACCGCCAGCGGCAAGCCGAAGGTGGATGAAACCATCCTCGACGCGCTGCCCTACCCTGAAGCCAAGCTACTCGCATTGAACTTCACGCTGGACAAACGCCTCGGACAACTCGCCAACGGCCCTCAGGCTTGGCTCAAAAAGGTGAAGAAGAATGGAAAAATCCATGGACGTGTCATTACCAATGGTGCGGTCACGGGCCGGGCGACTCATTCACAGCCAAATCTTGGACAAATTCCGGGCAACCGTGCGCCTTTTGGGGAGCGCTGTAGGGGCTTGTTTGTGGCCCCTCCTGATCGTGTACTGGTGGGTTCTGATGCTAGTGGCTTGGAACTCCGTTGCCTAGCACACTTCTGCGCTCGATATGACGAAGGGCAGTACGCTGACATCGTTCTCAACGGTGACATCCATACAGCCAACCAGCACGCGGCGGGTCTACCAAGTAGAGACCAAGCGAAGACCTTTATCTACGCCCTCCTCTATGGCGCAGGTAACGGAAAGATAGGCTCTATCATCGGGAAGGGACCAAAAATCGGAAAGGCTTTGAAAGATACGTTTTTCGAAAAGATACCCGCTATCGCCAAGGTATCCGGCGCAGTAACTGCAAGGTCTATCCGCGATGGATTCCTCAAAGGCCTTGATGATCGACTACTCCATATCCGCTCACCTCACGCAGCGCTGAACACTTTGCTTCAGTCTGCTGGTGCCTTGGTGTGTAAGCAGTGGCTCCTAGAAATGGACAGGCTGTTCCAAGAGCGCGGTCTCGACGTTCAGTTCCACGCTTGGGTTCACGACGAGGTCCAACTCTCCTGTCCTCCTGAAGAAGCAGAGGCCGTAGGCCAAGCCTGTCAAGACGCCATGCGCGTTGTGCAGGATCACTTCAAATTCCGTTGTCAACTAGACACCGACTTCAACGTCGGAAAGTCATGGTCGGAGACTCACTAATGAAAACCTCATGTTCAACCTGCGACTACTGGCGGACGCACCCTGTGATGGGTTCGCGGTGCCAGCGCTATCCCTCACCTATAACCACCCCCGGAGATTATATCTGTGGCGAATACAAGGGCGGATCAACGCCTCCAGAAGCGACTGAGAAAGAAGCAAGCCAAGGATCACCACAGGCAGATGCGCGAGCAACGCCTCCAAGTAAACGCAGTCCCAAAGCCAAGAGAGCAACCAACCCCACTATTGGCAAAAACAGACGGCCAGCTAAGGCTCATCCGGGCAATCAAGGATAACCAGCAAGTTGTTGTCAGCGGTCCAGCAGGTACAGGTAAGTCCTACATTCCTGCAGTTATGGCCGCTGATTGGCTTCGTGAGGGCAGGGTCAAGCAGATCATCTTATGTCGGCCTATGGTTTCCGTAGGGCGGTCTATGGGTTTCCTGCCCGGAGACCAGCTAGAGAAAACAATGCCGTGGATGATCCCCCTGATCGAACCACTCAATGCAAGACTTGGGAAATCCTATGTTGAGCATGCGATTAAGTCAGGGAAAATCGAAGTGGCACCGCTGGAAACCATGCGGGGCCGAACATTTAAGGACGCCTTCGTTATCCTCGATGAGGCACAGAATTGCGACATCGAAGAACTAAAGATGCTGGTCACCCGTATTGGGGAAGAGACCCAGCTAGTTATCGACGGCGACATCGCCCAATCCGACCGCAAAGATAGCGGCCTATCCCAACTCATCCGCATCGCTGAGAAGTACGACATTGGTTGCGAACCTGTGTCGTTGACGCTCGATGATGTAGTGCGCTCTGGCATCACTAAGCAGTGGCTGATCGCCTTTCATAAGGAGAATTTATAATGGATGTTGTTATCATTGGCCGCAAAAACTGTACGTGGTGTCGCAAGTCTCGAAAGCTGGCACGGGAAGTAGCGGATAAAGTCTCCTATCGAGACCTAGATGCGAAATCTAATGCAGACCTCAAGCACTGGTTTGAGATCGAAAACCTCAAAACAGTCCCACAAATCTTCGTTGATGGAAATCACATCGGCGGCTATCAGGAGTTCGAAAAATATGTACGCTGAACTCATAGATAGTATGGGTAACGACCTCACCGTTGTTAATGCTGCTCGCGTGTCATTTGCTAAGGAAGTTTCTGAGTTTTCTGAGCGTGACACCAAGCTGATTTCTTACCTTGCCCGACACAACCACTGGACGCCTTTCAGCCACGTAACGGCGACGTTCAGGGTACAGGCACCTATCTTTGTGGCTCGGCAGTTGTTCAAGCACAAGCAAGGCCTGACTGAGAACGAGGTGAGCAGACGCTACGTCTCCGAAGACCCACTATTCCACGCACCAGAGGAATGGCGGGGAGCACCTGCGAATGCCAAGCAAGGCAGCACAGGAGTGGTTGATGATCAGGGCTACTGCAACGCCTACCACGAAGACGTGATCCGGGCATCTACGGCTGCGTACTATCATCTTCTGAAGAAAGGTGTGGCCCCGGAGCAAGCCCGTATGGTTCTCCCGCAGTCCATGATGACCGAATGGTTCTGGACTGGCTCTTTGGCAGCATTTGCCCGTGTCTGTACACTACGTATATCTAAAGATGCGCAGCCAGAGTCGGGCGTAATAGCTCGGGATATCTATCGTCAGATGTCTGGCGTGGCTCCTGTGTCTTGGGCGGTCCTGACTGAGGGGTGTGTTGATGACTGATCATTCCTGCAAAGGGGACAGTCCTACACTTAGCACCAGTTATCTAAAAAATCTTGAGCGTCCCTTCAAGGAGAAGGCTAGATATCTTAAGGGTCGATCCAAAAGAAAAGGTATCCCCTTTGACCTTACGGAGGAATACCTAGAGAGAATCTGGACTGGGTATTGCCCTGTGTTTGACACTGAGCTTAGAAAACCCTTCGACCGCAAGAGTAAGCCCCACCCGGACCCCCGTGACAAACACCAGCCATCATTAGATCGTATTATTCCTGCTAAAGGGTACGTCCCCGGAAACGTAATATGGATCAGCACCATGGCTAACACGATCAAACAGAGTGCCACCGCTAACGAAATATTAGCGGTCGGCTACTGGCTGAAAGGAGTTGAAACAGATGACTGAGATTGTTCTTATCGACGCAGACATCACCGCCTACCAAGTGTGTTCCCAAGCTGAAGTCGAGTGGGAATGGGACGATGATGTCTGGACCCTCCACTCGGACTTCAAGGAAGTAAAGGTGAAGTTCGCGGAGGCTATCCAAGCCATCATCGAGGCCACCGAAGCTTGGAAAGCCGTGCTGGCCTTCACTGGCCGCAAGAACTTCCGCAAGTCGGTCCTAGAGACCTATAAAGGTAATCGCTCTGGCATCCGCAAGCCTATGCACCTTGGTCGTCTTAAAGAGTGGGCCAAGGAAGTCTATGAGGTTCAGATGATCGACAGTCTTGAGGGCGACGACGTTCTCGGGATCATGGCGACGAACGCCCCAAGCGATACCTTCATCTACTCCGCAGACAAAGACATGAAGACGATCCCAGCGCGGCTGTGGTCTAACGATGAGCGCTTTGTTTACGACAACGTAGAGGAAGTGGCCGACTGGTGGTTCATGTTCCAGACCCTCACAGGCGACACCACCGATGGCTACAAGGGCTGTCCCGGTGTTGGTCCCAAGAGAGCTTCGGACATCCTCGGACCCGTGGGTAACCTAACCATCGATGAACTCTGGCCCCGTGTTGTCCGCGCCTATGAAGCCAAAGCGTTAACCGAAGAAGACGCTCTACAGCAGGCTCGATGCGCACGCATCCTCCGCAACACCGACTTTAACCATTCAGAAGGAGTGTTACTATGGACACCGCCGAAATCGTAAAGAAGCCGTCCCATTACGTTCGATACAAAATCGAACCTGTAACATTCACGATGGTGAATAACCTAGACTTTGCGAGTGGGAATATCGTGAAATATTGCCTGCGAGCAGGACACAAAACCTACGAAGGCAAAACCTCCGAAGAGAGCGCTATCATCGATTTACAGAAGGTGATCCGTTACGCAGAAATGAGGATCAACCTTATCAAGGGCGAGGATATTCTATGATGGATGCGCCCCAAATTTCCATGCTGGTACTTATCGGTCTGATGTTTGGCCTAGCCCTGCTTGGACTGGCTTCTCAATGATCATGGACACACTCAAGCTAGCCGCTTTGTGTGGCCTTATCGCTCCCTTCATCATCGTCGGCGTCGGCGTGGTGTTGGGGCTTACCCTTGCCATCTCCCAGACTATGCTCGGCATGGTCCTTGGGATGATCGAGCTGTTCACTGGAGGAGCCGACGAAGAATGATTAATCCAAACGGAACCCTTGTGGCCTCCCGGCACTACGAGGCGGTCAAGGCATTTACTGAAGCCTTCGGCCAGCCTGTCAGCGCATCACTGGAGGACAAAGACCTAGTACACCTCCGCGACGAACTGATCACTGAGGAATACTACGAAGTGACCAACGAGTTGATGTCCTACATCATCGACCCAGCGGCACTCACCAAAGAACTCGTTGACCTCCTGTACGTGGTCTACGGCTGCGCAGTGACGTTCGGCCTTCCCATCGATGAAGTATTCGACCGGGTCCATGCGTCCAACATGTCAAAATTAGATGACAACGGTAAGCCGATCTACCGAGAAGACGGCAAGGTTCTGAAGGGACCAAACTACGAGAAACCGGATTTAGCGAACCTGTTTTAGAATGGCGTACCAAGTTTTGATGGCACTCGCCTTTGCTGTTTCCGCGCTCATACTTACATCGATAACTCTGACCTTACAGTCGTAGAGTTTACTTAGAAGGCCACCCCCATTGGGCGGTCTTTTAACACAACCTTAGGATAATAAATGTCATTCCAAGACACTCGGTCGGAGATCGTCCACCGACGCACTTACTCGCGCCCTCTCGATGAGGAGCGAGGTATTTTTGAAACACTCGAACAGACGACCGACCGCATCATCCAACATCAGCAATGGCTGTGGGAACGAGCGTTGGGTCGCGACCTAAACACTGACGAACTGAACGAACTCGATGACCTCTACGACATCTTCTACAAACTCGAAGCGTCACCCTCTGGACGTACTCGCTGGCTGGGTGGAACAGACATTGCGAAGACCCGAGAAGCCTCTCAGTTCAACTGTTCCTTTAATACCATCTCAACTCCAAGCGATGTCGTGGACTCTTTCTGGTTACTCCTCCAAGGCTGCGGAGTGGGTTTCAAACCTTCGGTGGGTGTGCTTCGGGGATTTCACAAACCTGTCACAGTCAATATTCAGCGATCCCAAAGACTGACCAAGGGTGGGCGAGATACCACAAAACTGTTTGGCCTCCCCCAGAAGGGCCACTACACACTCTCCGTAGGTGACAGCGCCGAAGCATGGGCCAAGTCCATCGGCAAACTCCTGACACTCCCAGCGGACGCTACAAACCTAAAAATCGACTTCTCCGAGATTCGTCCCGGGGGTGAGCGCCTTAGTGGTTATGGCTGGATTAGCTCTGGCGATGGAACACTTGCAGAGGCTTATGAAAAGATTGCTGGTGTCCTTAATAATCGCAACGGCGAACTGCTGAATGAGCTAGATATCCTCGATCTGTTGAACCTTCTTGGAACCACTCTGTCCTCTCGACGGTCTGCTGAGATTGCTCTGCTAGATATCGACAACGAGATGGCCCACGAATTTATTGAGGCCAAGAAAGACCACTGGATCGACCGTCCTTGGCGCGGTCAGTCAAACAACAGTGTAGTGTTCTGGGACAAGCCTAACCGCTTGGAACTAGAAGGTGTGTTTGCCAAGATGGTGGAAGCTGGCGGATCAGAGCCGGGTTTCATTAATGGTTCTGCCGCAAAGAAACGTGCGCCTTGGTTTAAGGGCGTAAATCCATGTGCGGAAATTATGCTCGGCGATACAAGTTTTTGCAACCTAGTAGAGATTGACCTCAGCAAGTTCTCGCTAAAGAACCCCACGATCCTCAAGGTTGTCCGATTGGTATCACGCGCTAACTACCGCCAGACCTGCGTAAGTTTTAAAGACGGTGTTCTCCAGCCCGGTTGGGATGAGAGTAACGATTACCTTCGCCTGATGGGTGTTGGTATTACTGGTATCGCCGCTGCTAACCCCAGCGCAGAGTACCTACAGGCTATCCGTGCGGCTGCGCATGATGCTGCCCATGAGATGGCTGATGAGTTGGGTCTTCCCCGTTCCAAGGCAATCACCACGATCAAGCCTTCCGGCACTCTGTCCAAGGTCATGAGTACAACTGAGGGCGTACACAAGCCTCTCGGAAAGTACCTCATCAATAACGTAAAGTTCTCTGTAAGCGACCCTCTGGTAGAACGGCTGAAGGATGCGGGTTACCGCAACTTTGCTGATCCATATAGTCCTGCTGACGCGATTATTTTCTCCTTCCCTGTGAAGTGGGATACCGTCGAGTTCGATCAGGTAGATGGAAAGCACGTCAACCTTGAGTCTGCTGTTAAGCAGTTGGATCGATACAAATTAATGATGGACCACTACGTGGACCACAACTGTTCAGTGACAATCTCCTACGATCCTTCAGAGATGAAAGACATCATTAGCTGGCTTTTAGAAAACTGGGACACCTACGTGGGTGTATCTTGGATTTTCCGAAATGATCCCACCAAGACTGCAAAAGATTTGGGCTACCCGTACCTACCTCAGGAAGTAATCACTGAGGGAGAATATGAGGAATACATGGCTGTACTTAGGGAAGTTGACCTGTCTGCTACGGACTTAATGGACGAACTGGAAGACCCTGACTGTGCAACCGGAGCATGCCCGGTACGATAATTTACGGTAATAAGGAAAAACCGGTGGTTAAACAACCAGTTATATCAAAACAACTAATCGCGTACCTTGAGCATGTCTTCCCTCTGATAGTTCCAGATGAGGTTGTGACGGAGTTACATACTATCAATGTAGCTGTCGGACACAGACAAGTCTTGGATCACCTACGCGCTGTGAATACACAACAAGAGGAAGAATCCTATGTGTAACATTATGGCCGCTGTAGGTGGCATCGCTCTACTCGCATTGATGGGTGGGCGTGGAAAAGGCGGCAAGGAACCAACCCCTGCTCCCGTTCTCCCCCGAATCAAGACGAATTATAGCTCCAATGCACAAGATCAAGCGAATACCAACCAAGGTCTTGCTGACGACGCTATGAGTAGCCCCGCCACTTCCTCTAAAGTTGTTTCTGGGAAGAAAGCCTCGCCGGGAGGAAGCGGATACCGCAACCCCCTGAGCATCCCTACAGGCGGAAATATGACTTCCCCTTCGCTGCCTACTATTGGTGGCCTTCGGGCTAGCAAGGGTCCGGTGAATTACTGATGATTGAACCTAACGCAACACTCGCGGGTTCCTACTCGATGATGCAAGGCCCAAGAGACGTGTACTTGGGTCGCGCACGCGAGTCATCTGCACTCACCGTCCCCTCCCTAATGATGGAAGAGGGCGTAACCGCCTCTCTCCGCATTAACACGCCTTATCAATCTATCGGCGCACGGGGTACGAACAACTTAGCCGCCAAGCTGATGATGGCTTTGTTTCCCCCTAACACGCCCTTCTTTAAACTTGGTGTAGATGACTTCACTCTCTTGCAGTTGACCAATGGAGACCCAACACAACGGGCCTCTGTCGATGAAAGTCTCTCCACGATTGAACGTGCAGTCATCTCCGAGTTGGAAGGTGAGGGAATGCGTAACGCCTTGCATGAGGCACTGCGTCATCTGATCGTCACTGGTAACTACCTGCTGGTACTGCCTAAGGACGGAAACTTGAAGGGCTATGGTCTCGACAAGTTTGTTGTATCCCGAGACCCACAGGGCCGACTCAAGAAGGTCACCATCAAAGAACAGTTTGCCCCGGAGACAATGGACCCCGGTGTACTACAGGCTGTTGGCTGGACCCCTGAATATGAGGTTAAGAACACCGCTGGCTCTAAAACCATTGATGTCTACACTTGCTACAACCTGACGATGGAACCCGGTAAGAAAACCAAGTGGGTAACCTATCAGGAAATTAATGATGTAGTTGTACCCGACTCATATGGAACATACCCGGCTGAAGCCCCTCCACTGATGGCACTCCGTTGGACCTCCGTTACCGGAGAAAGCTACGGACGTTCACACGTAGAGGAACTTTTCGGTGACCTCATGTCTCTTGAGGCTTTGCACAAGAACATCCTCGATGCCTCTGCAGCCTCTGCTCGTACACTGGTTATGGTCAACGCCAACAGCCAGACAAACAAGGCAGAAGTGGCTAGCGCCTCCAATGGCGCAGTCATTACAGGCAAGGCTACCGACGTAGAGTTTCTGCAGGTTAACAAGGCGTCCGACCTCCGGGTTGCTGAAGGTACTGCAGCCAAGCTCGAACAACGTCTGGCTCAAGCCTTCATCATGGAAAGCGCTGCTACCCGTAACGCTGAACGTGTGACCGCTGAAGAAATCCGCCTGTTGTCCTCCATGTTGGAGAACGCTTTGGGCGGGGTCTACTCGGTACTCTCTAGCGAACTGCAGCAGCCACTGGTGAACCGTCTGATGTCTCGGATGCAGAAGCAGAAGAAACTCCCTGAGTTGCCTGATGGTGTCGTGAAGCCTTCTATCGTTACTGGCCTTGAGGCTTTGGGACGTGGGCATGACCTCACCAAGTACGGACAGATGATGCAGATGATGGCCCCTCTCGGTCCTGAAGCTCTCTCTATGGTTAACGTAGGCGACCTCATGAAGCGCGTGGCTACCTCCCTTGGCATCGATGCTGATGGTCTGATCAAATCCCAAGAACAGATTCAGGCTGAACAACAGCAGGCTCAAGAGGCAGCAATGGCTCAGATGGCGATGCAAGAAGGTATGGGCGCAATGCGTGACCAAGCCAAAGCTCAAACACAAGAACAAGAATAATAAGTGAGTATATAACCTAATGGGTGAAGTAATCTCTAACACAATCGATACGAGTTCTGAGACCGTGGGGAAGACCCCCGATCAACTCGTACAGGAAGCCCATGATGCGGCGGCGGCAGAGAAATCTGCTGCCTCCTCACGTCCTGAATGGCTACCAGAAAAGTTCCAGTCCCCTGAGGATATGGCGAAAGCGTACTCTGAGCTGGAAGGCAAGATGGGCGCTGGAGACACGCCAGCAGACTCAGTGCCGACAGCAGAAACTGTGCGTGAGTCTGGTTTGGATTTGCCCTCTCTGGAAGCGGAGTACCGTGAGAGCGGTGAGTTGTCCTCAGACTCCTACGATGCAGCGGCTAAGGCTGGGTACTCGAAGGAAGTCGTAGACAAGTACATCGAAGGTCAACAGGCCGTAGTTGAGCGCCAAGTAGAAGACATTGTGTCTACGGTGGGCGGTCGGACAGGCTACGACGATCTGATTGGCTGGGCCTCGGACAACCTGTCTGAAGGTGAGATCGATGCGTTTAACCGTACAATTGAAAGTAACGACGTGGATGGAATTAAGCTTGCTGTGAATGGCCTTCAGGCTCGCCGCAACTCCAACTCTCCGTCTGATCCAGTGCGACAGATCGAGGGTGGTCAAGCCCCTTCAGCAGACCGCTTCGACTCTTGGGCGCAGGTAAAGGAAGCGATGGCAGACCCACGCTACTCCACCGACCCAGCGTACAATAATGCGGTTGTCCAAAAGCTGGGCCGATCGCAACTCTAGGGTTACACCATGAAAATCTACACTGGCCCTTGGGCCTACGACCTACACGACAAGTCTGTGCCTGCCAGTGTTCGATTACGAAACATTGGGGCCATCGGTGCCAGTCGTGACAATCATGAGGCAAGGTTCGGCGCAATCGATACAGCCACACTGCCTGCCTCAGATGGTTCCCAATTACCTACCCCGGCCTTTAACTCAGTATATGGCGGTGCGGCCTATTACGGACACTACGTCATTCGACGTGCTGAAGTTAAGCCGGGGCAGACGAACATCGCTGCAATTATGAAGGCATACTCCACAGGTAACTCCGACACCTACGGTAACACTGTAGCTCGCGACGCTGGCCTTGGCATGTACGAGGTGATCGACCTATGGGGCGACCCTGCGGGATACCTCCGGCTGTACCAAGTGATGGTCGCTATGGGGAAGTGGGAAGCAGGCGCTCGTTCTAGCGCTGCTCCCGGCTTCGAAGCCTTCAACATCGTCTACGACCTGTCTGATCAGGCTGTGATCGATGAGTTATTTTGGGGGATGATACACGGCTTGCGAGAAGCTTGGCGTGACGGTGGTTATAGCATCGAAGTTACACCTGAAGAGATGACGTACCAACCCCCAGAGAAGCCTCAACGGTCTTTCTGGTCACGCCTCTTCAACGCACAGAAAGGAAAGTAGGATGCCCGGTAAAGGTCTCTACGATAACATCAACGCTCGGAAGAAAGCTGGCAACAGCCGCCCAAAGAGTAAGTCTACAGTGTCTTCTAAGTCCTATTCTCAGATGAAGAACAAGACAGGCGGCTTTAAGCCGAAAAAGAAGTGACATGGCGAAACCTGCTAAGGGCAAGGCGTCCGTAAAAGTCACTTCTTCGGGTAAAAAAGTAAGCTACGGCCAAGCAGGAAAAGCAAAAGGTGGTGGACCCCGTGTTCGCCCCGGAACATCCAAAGGGGATGCGTATTGCGCAAGGTCCGCTGGTCAGATGAAATCCCATTCCAAGGCTGCAAAGAACCCTAACTCACCCCTGCGTTTGTCACGGGCGAAATGGAAATGTTCTGGAACCAAGAGCCGTAAATGATGGAACAATTAGCATTCATTCTCACTTGGTTTGACGCAGGTAAGGCCAAGGTCGCTGCGGCATTCCTTGGTCTGGTTGCGGTTGTCTTTGTCTCTCAAAGAGCCGCTGTAAAACAACACAAGGAAAAAGAAGATGAGGACGCCGATAGACGGTCTCGCGCTGCTCTCGACGCTGCTTCCGATGGTCTGCGTCTTAGTCCTGATCAGCAGCATCAGCGGATGCGCGACAAGGGCTGGTTCAGGGATTGAGCAAGCGTGCAGCCAATGGGACTACCTCTACGCAAGTAAGTACGATTCTTTAGGCACCGTCAGTCAGGTCTTCATGAACAACACAAAACGGGAGGCCTTTTGTGATGGCTACTAAACGTAACTACCGCAAAGAATACGAGAATTATCAGTCAAAGCCTTCCCAGCGTCGTCGCAATGATGCGCGAAAGAAAGCACGGCGATTGATGATCAAAAAGAAGGGTAAAGCGGCTCTTCGTGGCAAGGATATCGACCACAAAGATCGCAACCCAAAGAACAACTCCATGAGTAACCTGCGGATCCAAAAGAGATCCACAAACCGCTCTCGGAACCAGTAGGTGGCCCTCTCCTATATTATAGGATGACCCCACTACCTCGGGCTTCTGCGCAATATCGCACAGGTCCGGGGACCGTTGCCGCTCATAAGTGGAACGGCCTTGGTGACGACCAAGAAACATATACCCCAAGACACACAAAGAATACCGATGGGCCGCTGCGGCGATAACCCTGAGAGACGCTGAGTTCACTCGCGGGGGCATGCTCTTTTCAATAAACGAAATATCTCAATTTAAGGATTAAGAAAATGGCTCAGACAGCCGCTCCTACCCCAGCTCAAGTAGCTAACTTTCCTGCGTCCATTAATGGCGCTAACGCTTACAACAACTCCCGTGACCTCCTGCTCAAAACCTTTGGCGGTGAAGTCCTAAAGCATTTTGATGAGAAGTTTTCTCTCAAAGACAAGATTCGTACCCGTACAATTTCGGGGGGCAAAACCGCTCAATTCCCGGGTATCGGCCAAGCTAAGGCTGAACACTTCGTTCCCGGCCAAGAGATCGTCGGTCAGGCCATGAAGACTGATGAGAAGACGATTTCCATCGATGACTTCTTGGTATCCAGCGTATTCCTGAACAACATTGACGAAATGCTGACGCACTTCGAGTTCCGCGCTGAATACAGCAAGCAGATGGCTCAAGCTTTGGCTCTCACCTGTGAGCGTACCTTGTTCCAGATGGCTATTCGTGATGCACGTCTCGGTGACCAGTTCAACGCTGCACAAGTACCCGGCGCTCCCGGCGTAACAGCCACTGGTGCCGCTTCTGGTGCTGGTAAGGGTATTGTTGACATGGAGAACGCAGTAACGAAGCACGTTGGCACAGGCGCTGGCGCTGCTGAACTCGTTACCTCTGCGTTTGAAGCTGCCGCGTACTTTGATGAGCATGACATCCCTATGGATGGCCGTCACCTGTACGTGTCACCACGCACCTACTACTCCCTGATTAACCAGAACGATAAGACGATTATCAACTCTGATTTCTCTGCGGGTAACGGTAACTACGGTGACGCAGTAGTCTACAAGATTGCTGGCTTTAACATTGTACCAACGAACCACCTCGCGATTAACGGTACTGCAAACTCCAACACCGGCCCTGATAGCCGTACCCCGCTGAATGCCCCTAACGGTGCAGACGCTGGCGTACCTACAGATGGCTTCGGCCAAGACTATGCTGTGGATGCATCTGACAACCTTGGTTTGTTTATGCACACAGAAGGTCTCGGCATGGTTAAGTTGCAAGACCTCACCACTGAGTCCGAATACTCAGTTGCCAAGCAGGGTACTTTGCTCGTTTCCAAGCTTCTTATGGGTGCTGCAACGCTTCGCCCTGATTGCCTCTACGAAGTTCGTAAGGCTGCTGACGTATAAGCGTTACAAATCCTACAGGGGGGAGTCCTAACGGGCTTCCCCTTAAATTCCTTCACCGAAAGGCGAACACATGATCCAAGCAACAACGAAGCTAGAGGCCATTAACTACATGTTGGCCGCTGTAGGTGAAGCACCTATTACGAACCTTAACGAAGACCTAGCGGAAGCACAGATCGCACTTGAAGTCCTCACTGCGACCTCCCGCGAAATCCAAACTAAGGGTTGGTCATGGAACACTCAGCGAAAACGCGAGTTATCCCCTACGACCTTAAAAGAAATTCTTCTCCCAGCGAATACCCTGCGTGTTGATGCGGTGTCCCGACATGATGGACGACCCGACACGACCAAGCGCTACACCGACCGCGGTGGCAAGCTTTACGATGTACTGAACCGTACCCGCAAGTTTAACGACAAGGTGGTTCTGGATTTGGTGGAAGGCTTGGACTGGGAAGACCTAACGGAGGCTGCTCGTAGGTTCATCCTACTCGATGCCGCCTCGCGATATATGCAGAACATTCTCGGGTCAGACACTGACCTGCAACAGATGCAAATCCAAGCACAACGGGCGATGGTCCTTCTTGAACAGGAAGAAGATCGCGTAGGGGATTATAACATCCTCCAAGACCAGCCCACTCTGCGCTTTGCATCGATGCGCACAAGGATTCTATGATGGCACAGATCACTGATCATATTGGCAAGCTGACGGGGGGCATTACCCAGCAGCCGCCCGAAACCCGTATTAAGGAAGCTACCCAAACGATGGTCAATGCTTATCCATCGGCTATCCAAGGGTTATCTAAACGAAGGGGCGCTGAGTTCGTTTCAAGCCTGACTTCGAGCGCTATCGGTACAACATCGTTCTTTCATACAATTGACCGTGATTTGAACGAGAAATATTTTACTGTGACCAACTCAGACGGAACCGTGGAGGTTTACGATCTGTACGGGGACAAGATGAACCTTACTCTCGATAGTCGGGCGCAAGATTATCTGACAACCAGCGACCCCTCAAAGAACATTCGAGCAGTAACCGCTGGTGACTATACGTTCCTAATTAATAGAACACGGCAGACAGCCTTAAAAGAAGAAGTCGTACAAGCACCAGCGGCCCAGCAAACACGTACCAGTCACTACCTTAAATATAAAAAACTACAACATAATTCCTCAGAAGCATTTCTAGTGGACCCCACTGCCCCCACTAAAAGCCCAAGCTACGAAGCTCGGTTGGAGCTTTCGGTAAAGCACGTTAACGCGGACCTGAGTGAGCAGACCTTTGCATGGGATCCCTTTGAAGACTACAGGGACATTGGAACGACGCTTTATTTTAAGCGGCGCAACCACACTGCCACCGATACGGTACTAAAATCCGTCGGCTCAAATTTGATGCAAGCTCACCGACAAACTTACCATGAAATACGTACCAACGAATGGGAGTATGCTAGTGACATGGTTCCTGTGGCCCTAGACGGCTCTGACCCTTGGTGGGAATATATCAAAACATCCAACGCGTTCAACGATCCGCCCACGCGAAATCACCCAACCGTAATCACACCCGCCCATCCAGTCGCGTCTTACAGTTCAAGCTACGGCGATTATGCGGCTAAGGCGATTGCCACAGGCTCCCGGGAATGGGCCGACTCATGGTCCGAGACTCGCTTCGTTTCCGTAAGTAGCCCCGGCCTTGAACTGGATAACGGATACTTTACTGGTGTTTCTGTATATTGGCAGATGTTTGTGAAACGTCTTACGGGTAAACAGAAGACCTTTACGGCATCAGATGGGACAGCGATCACCTTACAGATTACTGGAGTAGCGATAAACTCTGATGAAGAGATTACAATTACCACTAATCAACAGTGTTACATCAGTGCTGCTTATGAAGACTTCCAGAATGTAACAGTTGCAGCGATAACTGATGATACAAGGTTGGTAGACACTCGTTCTGACCCTAAGAAGAACCAGTCAATTCATCCTGCAGGTCCGTCTAACCAAGATCGCCGCAGGGAGATTGTACTTGTTAATCCGCGTACACTTCAAAATGGTCAGGTAGAATTATTCACAACTCGTATTGCTAACAACGATCAAACTCACAGTGAACTTGCTGCCTCAATTGCTGCCACTTCTGTTATCGACACTGATAGTGATGGCAATAGCTTTGAAGCTGATTTTGCGGCTACGTCCTACAACACAGGCACGGGCCGGATTGAGATTAATTGTACTGAACCCTTCTATATCGACTCTCTAAACGAATATGGGAATAGTGCTACTGGAACGATGGATTCTTCCACTTCCTACGCTGGTCGAAATGTAACTGACTTCGAAGATTTACCTGATAGAGGTAAGGTTGGAGAGGTAGTGCGAGTAGGCGGCCAGTCGGATGACGGTACAGATGACTACTACGTGGAGTGGAGCGGTAGTAGATGGGCTGAGACTGTAGGCTTTGATGCGGCTGAAGAACTTGACCCGGACACCATGCCTCAAGTCTTGATCCGCCTTGGTGATGGTAGCTGGCTTGTCCAGCCATACTCATGGCGTGGACGTGCAGTAGGTGATGCTGTTTCCAACGAAACCCCGTCCTTTGTGGGGCAACAACTTAGTGACGTGTTCCTCTTTCAGGGACGGCTCGGGTTTTGTGCCGGTGAATCTGTGGTTCTGTCTGAGGTCAGCTATTACGAGCAATTCTACCGCTCAACCTGTGTTCAACTTGAAGATGACAACCGGGTTGACGTTGAGTTACGATTTGGACGTGTCGAGTTAATACACGCGGCATTGGCTGTTCAGGATGAGCTAATTCTATTCTCTGACAAAGGCCAGTTCTCTCTCAACACGAACTCCCAAGCTCTGACACCTAAAACAGTCTCAGCCAAGCAAATCGGAGACTACCAAACCTCAACAGCGGTTCGTCCCCATGCCATCGGTCAGTCTGCCTTCTTTACGGCTGAAATTGGCGGATACACGCAAGCCCGTGAGTTCTTCTTGGGTGCTGCTCAAGATGACCGATTGTTGTCCTCGGATTTAACGATCCAGTGTCCGCAGTTCATTACGGGTGATGCTCGCTACATCCAAGCATCTCGCGACAATAAAGCTGTCTTTGTACTCAATCGAGCAGACCCTCAATCTATCTGGGTCTACAAGTTCGAGTACGACGGACAAACTAAGGTCCAATCTGCGTGGTGCCGCTGGGATTTGAGTATCGGAGATATCGAATCTATCGGAATCTACGGCAACTATCTCTACTGCGTGTCTTCCCTTGGAACTGAGCGTGAACTCACTAAGATCGATGTTCGCGACCAACAAGACCTATTTGGATATGAGTTGCTGCGTCTCGATATGCAGGTAACCCCAACAAAGACATTCTATCAGAGTGGGATATCTTCAAGCGGTGAGTCCAATCTGCGTGGTGCCGCTGGGATTTGAGTATCGGAGATATCGAATCTATCGGAATCTACGGCAACTATCTCTACTGCGTGTCTTCCCTTGGAACTGAGCGTGAACTCACTAAGATCGATATTCGCGACCAACAAGACCTATTTGGATATGAGTTGCTGCGTCTCGATATGCAGGTAACCCCAACAAAGACATTCTATCAGAGTGGGATATCTTCAAGCGGTGACCCAGAGACACTTCTAACCATTCCCTATGACGGGACCAACCTCGTAGAGGTGTGGGATTTGACCAGCGGACATACCGTAAATATCGACCGCTATACGGAGGGTGGAAACCTCTTCGTTAAGGGAGATTATTCGGCTGCTGATCTTGTTGTGGGCATTCCCTACGATATGGAGGTGAAGCTCTCGACCCTCTACATGAGGGCACCTCGGAAACCTCAGGGTGAAATCTTGGTTACCGATGGGCGACTGACAATCAACTATATCAACATTGCCTACACTGACACTGCCACGTTCTCTGTGGATGTCTCAAGCCGTGGGCGTCCAGCCAAAACATATCATGCTGGCCCTCGCGTAGGCTACACGTCGTCAACCTTTGGTGACCTCCCGAAATCTTCAGGGACATTGCGTGTGCCTGTAATGACTCGGAACGATAATGCAGAAATTACCCTCAGGAACGACAGCCCATTCGGCTGCACGATCCTCCACGTCGATTGGTTCGGCAAACACAACCCTCACGCGCGGCGAGTATAACGCTCGCCCAGCGACACAAGGTGACATCGGGGCTATTGCAGCCTCGATGCGCCACGCTGATAGACGTGAGATCATGCTCCTATCAGGGCAGGAGCCTAAGCAAGCCCTGACAGAATGTTTTGAGCAGTCCACAGTATGTCGGACGCTCTCCCACAAAGACACCCCACTGATCATGTACGGGACCACCAAAGACGGCATCGTCTGGGGCTTGGGCAGTACAGCAGTAGATAAGCACGTCATGGGGTTTTTACGGGTCTCCCGAGATGAAGTTGAGATACTTCAGGGTGACCATAGCCAAATCTACAACTTCGTCCATGCTGACAACGAGTTACACCTAAAGTGGGTGGAGTTTGTCGGCTTCGAAATCTTTGACCGCGTGGCTCACCCTAGCGGTGAACCAGTTCATCCAATCCTTAGGAGCAAATAATATGTGTGGTATCGGTCAGGTACTCCAAATGGGCTTCGGAATGATGTCCTCGGCTGCGCAATCGAAAGCGCGGATCGAAGAACAAAACCGACAGTATGAAGCTAACAAATTAGCTGCTGAAGCCAGTTACGGCGCAGCGGTAGAAACTTCCTCCCTGAAGTTCCTGCAGAATAACAAAAAGATTCGACAGCAAGGGTTCGACTTCGAACTCATGGGGAAGCTCTCCGAGTCAAACCTATCGGCTCAGGCGGGTAGTTCTAACCTCGGTGGTGCGTCTATCCGTGCAACGATCAACGATGCTAAGGGCAAATGGTCCAAGGATGCCCGTCGATTTATTGATGAGCGTAAGAACCTTGCAGATGCCTACGAGATGGACCTGCACAACCTTGAGGTAACCAAAGTCAACCAGATCAACACCGTGATGCAAGGCCGCTGGACGGCTGGTGACACGATGGCGATGTTGGCCCCTGTTGTTAATGGGTTCTCATCACTGATGATCCAAGGACAGAACAATAACTACCAGCAGCAGCGCATGAGCCAGATCGGTCAAGTACCGGGGTCCATGATGAGCGGCGGCATGGGCGGCGGCACGGGCGGCGGCTTCATGGGCCAAGCAATGAACCCTTATGTAGGATAATAAGATGGTAAGAGGTCCAGTACAAATACAGGGCCGGGGTGGAGCAGCGTCTGGTGAGGTGGGTAACCGCGCTCAGTACATGCGCCCCGCACTCGACAATCAAAACTCCCGAATGCTCGCTAAGGCATTCTCACAGATTAACTCTAGCCTTGGACGTATAGCCTCCAACGAGTCTCGTTTGGCAGAGCGACAGCGTAACGACGAATACAAAGATTCTCTGGAGTATCAGCAACAGCAGAA